CATATAAAATAGAAGATATTCGAGAATCAAGACAAACTGATTTTGAAAAACAAGTAAATTTAAAACGCGCTGATTTTGAAAATTCGATTAATTTAAATAAACCCAAAGAATTGGACTTTTCTGAAAAGATAGATGATGGTAAAATTTTAGAAATGGACGCGTTAATTGCGGAAACAGTCGCTCGCCGTAAATTTGATATAGAACAAATACAACATACGGTGGTTTCAGAAGATGCCGAGAATTGGCTACAGCCACTACAGCCACAACAGCCACATTTAGAACCACAACAGTCTCGACCTGAGCCAAATAAAACAACAAATACAAGGTTAATCCCCTTAGAAAAGACATCAAGTAATTCTGATTTAAGTATTTATCGAAAGCTAAAATTAAAACAACCTGAAGAAAATGTTGTTATAACAAATCCGATCAAAAAAAATGTAACATGGACAGATCAAATGCCAAATACAAATATAAACAACAACAACAACAACAACAATATTTCATTATTAATTGATGAATTTTCATTTCCATTAAAGAAAGAAAAGATAGATATCCTAACAGATAAAGTAGATATCTTAATAGATTTAATGATGAAACTAACAAAGCAATTAGGCGACAATCAATTAGACAATGAATCAAATTAAATCTTTTTCTTAACTATTTGATACTGTCCTGCTTCATTTTTAACCAATTTACCCAGTAAAATAGGTTCTATTCCAGGAACTTGTTTTGCCTGAATAATGCTATCATAATCATATAATTCATTGTTATCTAATCGCAACATATATTTCTTACCAGTGCTCTCAATAAAAATCTCCTTCACATCCCAATTATTTAGCTCCATATTAATGGTGGCAATAGTATCATTCTGGTCTTGCGCCAAATTCGGATTATACGAGAATTTAGTATTTGGTGGATGGTTCCCAAATGAAAGGCATACAATTCCCTCCTTCATATTCGATTTGGTATGTGTAATACAATCAATAGAACTAGATTTTATCGATTTTAAAATTTGATCCGTCAAATTTTCTTTAATAGTAGAAATTTCAAATAATTTTTCATCCGAAGTTTGACACAAAAATGGCGCGATGTTACTTCGATCTTTTAACTTGAGTTCTATGCCAAATTCTCCATCTATTTGATCCTGTGTTAAAGTCATCAAATATATAAATACGTCTACGGTTCTTAGTTCTGGAGGTAGTCCTTGATGCGAGCAAATACGACGAGCTCTGCCAATTACCTGTTCTAGACGCACTGGATGCCAATACGGCTCCATAATATGAACATATCGCGTATTTCTTAAATTGATACCCTCTGATCCAGCAGATGTAATCATGAGAACCTTAATGATCTCACCCATATTATTATTAGTGCTAATCGTTCGAAGTTTTGCCGCAATATTGTTAGGTATGTATTTCCAGTCTCCATTGAAAATATTACGAATAATTTCTCGCTCTTCCGAATCTTCTGTTCCAGTATAAAGCGCATAATGCGGTTTTCCCATGTCTTCGTCACTAGTGATGAGATCCCAGCCAACACTATTTCTGACAATTTTGAATTGAGCGTATCCATTTGCTTCAAGTGCTAGCGCAAAAATGCCGATTCCTTCCATCGAACGGAATTGACTGTATACTAAATGTAGACCAGGATGATCTGGATCCTCTATATTTTCAATCATGGTTAAAAATTTGGGACTATACTTTCTTAAAGCATCCAAACTCAAATACTTTTGTTTATATCTCTTTAAAAAATCAAGCGCCTCTGCGATTGCTCTTTTATAACTGGCGTCTTTTGCTACTCGTTCTAGAACTTCGTCTCCTTCTAATTCATCTATAGTTCTATCGAGCGCGTCTTCATCTTTATATCCTTCAATTCTTTCTGTTTGTTTTCTTTCATTTTCTTCGTCTTCTTCTAAAAAGAAGTCATCTAAATTTATTGCTTTTTTAGTAGAAGGTTTAGGTGCCGCTGCCGCTGATGCTTCTGCTACAGCCACAGCGGGTCCCTTTTTCTTTTTATCATTTGGTCCTCCACCTTCTAACAAATAAGGTGAAATTTCAGAGTCTGAATCCGATGAACTTGATGAATCTGAATCCGAATCTGAATCCGATGAACTTGATGAATCTGAATCTGAATCACTTATTACACCCTTTCCTTTCTTTTTATCTGCTTTTAATTTTTCTTTTGCTTCTTTTTCCTGTGCTTTTGCTAGAGCTTTTGCCTCCTTTTCTTTTTCTTTTTCCTCCGCTTTTGCTGCAGCCTTTGCCTCTTTTTCTTTCATTTCTTCTGCTTTTGCTAAAGCCTTTGCTTCTTTTTCCTTTTCTTTAGCAAGTCTTTCTTGTTCTTTTATTTTATCATTTTGTTCCTTTTCTTGTGCTCTAGCTAAAGCTTTTGCTTCCTTTTCTTCAGCTTTAGCCAAAGCCTTTTCTTCTGCCTTTGTTAACGGATTCGCCTGCTTTTCTGCTCGCGCCTTTGCTCTCTTTTCTATTTCTATTATTTCTAACTGATATGCTTCCGAAAGATAGGTTTCAAAATCCACTACATCGAATTTTTCCTTTAAAAATCTATATTGATATTTGTCTAGTAGTGATTTTAACTGCTCTTTATTTTCTGGATTTTCTTTATATCCAGGCGGTAAAGAATTCAAGTAGATTTTAATATTTTCTTTAACCGCATTTTCTCGTTTATCTTTAGATTCTTTTAAATATTCAGCTACCCATTGATCATTTGCTTCCGCTCTTAAAAGACCAGGCGTAGGTCTTCCAGGAGGATCAGGCATGACAAAATTACAAAATAGACGCGAAAAGATCTTATATGTCGCCTTTGGTTTCTCAAATAGCCCATCCACATCAATTTTCGCAGCACTCTTTCCACCCTTGCCTTCTGTTTCGCGCTCTTCGTGTCGCGCCATTTCATAAATTTGAAATTGATAGTCGCTCATAGGTATGCGAACAATATGTCTATTAATCGCTCTATTATATGCCGGCAACAATTCCTCCTGTGCGCTTTTAAAATAAGATGTTAGACCTATTATTCTTCGTTTAAATTTGACCTCATTAATTAATTTACCATTGTCTCTGTCAATAAAGCTGTTAACAAATGTTTCCAGTGTATCAGGCAGCGCAGTGTTAACTGTGAAATTAATACTTCTAGAATCAACCTCGATATCCAGTTTTTTCCTCAATATTTTAATAACTCGAGCTATAAAATCCTCGTCGCTCATTACACCTCTTTCATCTAAAATCACTCGACCTTCCTTATCTATTGTTTCGTTGCGATTATAAACACCCTTGTATCCTTCATTCTCCTTTATTTTATTTTCGAATCCAAATGGATTGCGTGTTATGGATAGTTCCTTTGAACTATGGAAATCAATATAATCCAATATTTTTTCTGAAGCAAATGCCTCTCGTATAGTTGTAATATTCAATTTCGATCCTTTCATCTTTTCCATATTCAAAGTAAAGTTCCAAGTTTTTATGTATCCTCTTAAAATATTATAAAGAACAGCAATTTCATTTGGATAGTTGATAACAGGCGTTCCTGTCAACATGACAACTCGGCAATTTTCGGCCTGTAGTAAAAATTCGTATAATTGTAGAGCCAATGGCGTCGGTAAAACTGCTCCCGGTCCGCGTTTTCGCTCGGAATATTTATTAAATCGGCCAATTTTATTCACAATTCGACTAATAAAATTATGTGCTTCATCAATAATAATAACTGAATTATCGAAAATATTTTTAGTAAAATCTAATGTCATTTCTTTGAATTTACTTCGTCTTAATCCGTTGTAATTTATAAATCTATATTTCAGTTGTATCATTTCATCCAATTGATCATTCAAGCTTTTCTTATCTGGAGTAGACAATTCTTCGTAATTTGTTGGCTTTGTCACATTTACTAGCCAGACACCTCGGTGTCTCTTTATATAATTGACCCAATTGCTATGTAATTCATTGTCATAATTAATTTTAATATTGCCTAGCACTTCTGCGAGAGGTTCTATCAACTCTTGACTGCCTTCAATAGAAATCCATTCCCAGAATTGATTTTTTCTAAAAAGAAGATCGCCGCATTTCTTGATTTCTTCCATATAATTGCGTCTTAAAGAAGCCGGTGTCATAACAATTATTTGCCTGTAGCTTTTTAAACCCTCAGCAATCGCAATAGAACTACATGTTTTACCGGAACCCAGACCATGAAACAATAGAAGACCGCGGTAAGGCGTATACAAATTAATATAATCTCTGACTATTTTTTGATGCGTAAGTAATCCAAGATTTCCTGTATCTTTGCCAATTTCGTCACAAGATATGTTTTTAGTTTCGTCCATCAAATCCTCTTTGTAGGGTTCAAATAAATGATTAATAAAATTTACAAATATTTCGCGATTATTCATGTAATAGCTTGATGCCTTGATGTCGAAAGCAGGAGTTTGTGGTAACCTACGATTAATGACAGTATCGCCGATTTGAATCATATTTGCGGGACCTAAATCGATTACATTTGTTTGAACCTTTTTGGTATAGCGCTTTTTAGGCTCTCTTGGGGCGTTCACTAAATCAATATCTTCTTCAGCTCCTTCCTTTAATCCTTGTTTCTCTTTCTCTTTCATTTGCGGTCCACCTTCCACAACGTCTTCCATTTGTTGAATATCTTCTGCTAATAGACCCTTAGTTTTTTGCTTTTTAGGTTTTGTCTTTTTTGTCTCTTCTTCTATAACTGGTGCTTTTGATACCACTTCTTTTGCCTCTGCTTCTGGCTCTTTTTTTACCACCTTTGTCATTTTCTGTCTTTCTAATCGTTTAAGAAGATCGAGAGCTGTTGAACCATTGTCTTTTTCTGCGATCACATTAGTGGCAGAAATAGGAACAGGCTTGACCTCTCTTTCTCTTTCTATTTTAGAAACAGCCTGTTCAGGAATAATAGCAACTTCTATATCTTCTTCTTTTGTAACTTGCGGCTTTAATTTAAGCTTTTGAGTTAAATTTGCTAAATTATTCATTACTTATATAAATTCAATATATATAAATTTCAGAAAACCTACGGTTTTCCGAACCTTTCCCTACAACTATAATAATATTTTTAAAGACGAAACTTCTGTTCGACGTGATCAAATAAGGGAAAGGTTCGGAAAACCTACGGTTTTCTGAGTTTCTGAGTTTATTCAGCATATAACTTTATCGCAGTAATAGCCTTTTCGCAAGCCATCTGTTCCGCCTTTCGTTTGATTTTATGTTGCCCAGATCCCATAAACAAAAATATCTTATTATCATTTTTTGATACATATTCATGAACCTCTTTGAATGATTTAAACTGCGAAAAGGGTAGCGCATCTTTTGCTAAAACATTGTAAATATGTTGCCCTAGACACAAATATACTCCCATTTTGTAACCTTCATCCAGGTCGTGTGAAATTTCCACATAATGTGGCGTCACCTTGAATTCCTTCTGAATCTTTACCTGTAAAATATTCTTATAATTATCATCATTTTGTAT